CCTGTTATAATATATTTCTCTTCAAATAGTTTATCAGCTTTATGTTCCCAAACCCAGCCAGTCGGCATTACCAACACTCTTCCAGCTCTAGGCATTATTTGAGTATCAAAATGTTTAAACTTCAGTTCTCCCTCATCTAAATCATTTAAGTAAATAATAAAGACAATCTTTCTTTTCCATGCTTCATCATTTTTTCCACCCAAGTCATTATGCCAATCAATATAGCCACCAACTGGTGTGTAATGCACTTTCCAATTAAATGTTATTGTACTATAATCTTGGTCTAAAGTAAACTCATTTTTATATTTGTTATATATTTCTTCTATGGTTTTATCGATAAAGAATCTTTGTTCTTGATATAGACGACTTTCTAATCTAAATAAATCTCTATTTCCCTTAGAATGTTTAACACCAACCACTGTCCATTCTTCATTACAGTCTTTTAACAAAAGTTTTGTTTCATCTATAAAAACTTGACATTGTTCTTTTGTTAGAACATCATCATAATAACGAATAAAATCAGACATTAATAGTGTTACCTCTACCAGATTTCTTTTTCATATTCTTAAGTAGATCTGACCATCCATCGCCTGCTCGTGTTATATTACTTTTAGTCGAACCAACAAAAGCCGGCATTTTAAATACTTGTTCAATATTTGGTTTCTTTAACTCAAACTGCAAATCTTGGTATGAGCACGTAACATCCCATACTTTACCAGTCTTTGTGTTAGTCAAAGTGTAAACAGGCATTATAATATCAAATTAGGAAAGGCATCTTTTACAATTGCTTTCGTAATCCCCTTTGGTGCTGTTTTATTAATCATATTTACAACATGTTTAGCATCTTGTGGATGTATTGATTCTATTAAACCAATAAACAATGCTTCTCTTTTAAATGATGGCATCTTATCACCAACCCCACCTTTAACGAAATATTTTAAATCCATATTTCTTCTAAACCAACTTGAAGGATGGTTATGTGGATCTGACGGTTTATATGGAGGTTCTCCTTGTGGTAAATTCCAAATTACTTTTTCGTCCAACGATCCTTGAAGAATATCCTTCAGGGCAAATGATTCATTATCTTGTAATACTTTAACTTTTTGTTCTTTCGTTCTACACTTTCGTGCTTCTTCTAAAACTTCAAAAACATATTTTGTAGCCATTATATAAACTCCTTATTTTTAGGTAAAGTTATTTATTCAAATAAATTCTTCTACATTTTCTAATAGCATCTTACATCTCTTTGCTACTAGGAATGGAAACACTTTACCTTTATTACTCCAAGCATCTTGGCTATTATATGCTTGTATGATTCTATCTTTATATTCCTGAGGTGTTTCAGATAAATCTATTAGTTTTTTGTTCCTGCTATAATTCCTATACCAAGAAGCATAAACCATCAGCTCTCCCTCAGTAATATCCTGTATAATTTCACTTAATCTTTTCTTTGATAATGGTTTCTGTCTTTTCTCTTCATTAACTAAACTGTCATCATCAGATAGAACATTAGGGACACCGTCGCCAGTATCACCTCTTAATATATGTTCCATCAGATAAAGTTTAGGATTGGGTTCGTCAAGGAACCCTTTCCTAATGGGAGAAAACTGTCTTACATTATCATACTTTTGTAATTGAACAAAATCCTTATCACCAGATATAATCAAAACGTTTTCATATTCACCGAACTCCTGTGTATTTTCTACAAGAGTTCCGATTATATCATCAGCTTCACATCCTTCAATATGAATTACTTTATAAGGAAAGTTCTCTGTAATCTCTTCTCTAATCATTGTGATGATACGAAATATCTCATCCCAATCTTTGTCATCTTTATCACGACCCTTTGCTCTGTTTGCTTTGTACTCTGGATAGTATTCTTTTCTCCAACTTCTAGCATCAGTCGCAATAACTATTTCACCATATTGTTCTTTAAATCTATTTCTATAACTTCTAATATTGTTTAGTATTTGATGACGAATCAAATCTTCGTTCATCTCAATTTTCTCAATCATAATATGACTGATTGCTAGTGCATTAAAGTCTAATATAATCATATCCAATCTACTCCATCAAGTGTATAGTGCCATCTTGGCTCTCTCATAAACATAAATGTTGCTTGATAATCTGGTTTAATATCATCAGCAGGAATTGGTACAAACTTGTGACCATTTTCTAGTGCAAATATTTTTTCATCTACACCAACATCTTTGTTTCTTTCCCAATTAAATAACTCACCACAACAAGCATCGAATGGTATACCAACATATCTGTTTAGTTCTTTAACCCATATTTGCCATTCTGTTTGCTCAGGATATGATTCCTTAAAGAATTGAGCCATATCATCAATGTCATCATGTTCAGGATAAAGCTGTGTCAATACAGCAACTTCTTCCTCTGGAGTTAAAGTAGATTCTACAGTCCACCAAATCACCCCATTTAGTGAATGACTTGAATTAGTCATACCAACTCTATATTTGTACACTGGTTTTGTTCTAGGTAAGTTTTTATCGTTTTCTTTATATTCGTCAGTATGCTTTTGCCAAAGTGTTCTAGTTTCTACCATTATACAAGACTCCAATATTCATTAAACATTTGAGCGATATAATCTTTTGCTATTTCTTGAGCATAAGCAGTTTCTAATTTAAGCTCTTTTAAAGCATAATCAATTACTTCTACTAGACATTCTGCTTCAGCAGTTTTTTCCATAATTCCAGGAATACTATCAACTTTTTCTTCGATAGTCATCATATAATTTTTTATTTTCATAATGTTTTCTCCTCTTTTTATCATTATATAAACATTGTACTATAAAAAAACAATAAAGTAAAGCATTTTTTTAAAAAAAGAATCGTTTGTTTTCAGTGACTTATAAACTTATCAACTATTTTATTCTGCACCGAACCAAGAAACTTCTAGATTTTCATCATAAATGTTTCCTCGTGCATAGTTAAGATATGGTTCTTTTGTAGATTTTGCTCTTAAGATATCACCTTTTTTGAATTTATCATTATCTTCTTTAACAACAAATCCCCAATTACTCCCACCATCTTTCATAATTCGTGTGTATTCTTTACCTTCTATAATGTGATATATGGGAGTTTTAACATCATCAGAATTAGATATGATACCTTGCTTTTCAAGGTCAATTCTATGTGTATTTTCTGAATGAATTATCTTACGAACTAAGTCGTTTATCTTTTCATCATATTCTGTTAATTCAAGAAACATTATAATTCTCCAATATTCTAAGTGTATCTTGCCAAGAATATACATGATGAACAGTATCTTTCTCTGGGTCAAGAGCATAAGCAAGTGGATAATCATTACCACCTTCTTCTATTTTATCACCAAAAAATATGATTGGTTCATTACCATCAGGCCATTGTTTAATTTGAGGCAATATTTGACTCTTATCTCTACCTTTAGGGTGAATATCAATACCAATTTCACCAGCAACTGTTGCCGTTAATTCAGGAAATAATTGTTCAATTTGACTAGCAAAATTTCCTCTTTCAAATCTCTCTTTATCCCAAAGAGTGTATACATACCTTTCATAAAAAGTAGCATTTCTACCAATAACTGAAAAGTTGACCATACTTTTTCTTATTTCAATATGGTTACCAGTTCTCATTGTTTTAGGAAAATCACTTTCATTTAGGAAAGTCATTAAAAGATTTCTCAAATGTACAGGGCAATCCCAATGTCTTTCATAATTACTTTCTCTACCTAAAAGTCCTGGATAATCACTATCATGGAAATAAACATCTGAACCAGATTCACAATAAACTTCTCTACATCTTTGTAGAATATCCATAGGAACTTGTTCCATAGTTTTTTCTATATTAGAACCAGTAACAAGATATACTGGATTATTTTTTACGAATTCAGTAAAAAATTCTTCCATAGTTTTAGTCATCTTTTGACGACTTGGTGTTAGTGTACCATCAACATCAAATACATAATTAGTCATCTATTCTTTAACTCCTCTTTTATTTCCATTCTATATGCTCGTACAGCACCTTTTACTATACTAGGGTATTCACCTAGATATGAACCAGCCTCTAAATCTTCCTTTGTTACAAGATGTTTATGTGGGTGTTCAATTGTATCATAATTTTTTAATATGTGCTTTGCCAGTTTATCAAACTCATGGTCTGGTACAAGTGGTGCATCTTCAACATAATATGCATAGGCACACATTAGATATTTTGCTATTGGATTTTTCATATTTTTCTTCTCATATAATAATACTCTATATTATTTTTACAAGAAAGTAAAGACTTTTTTTTATTTTTTTAGATGTTTTGAGTGAATTTTACAACCAATGAATTCATTATAATATTCGTCAGATAATAATACATCATATTGAAACTGCAACTTTGCTTCATAGTAAGACATCTCACCTTTTGTTTTACAAAGATGTAGTATTACTCTTTCATACTCCGAGTAGTTGTTTTCGACTTTTTCTTGGAGTTCTTTGTTTGACCCATAGTATTCTCGCCAGTTGGATTCAACTCTGGTTTTAATTTTTCTAGGTCGTTTGCTATTTTTAGGAAGAGTTTTTGGAGACCAGAAATTCTTTTTACCAATATACTTCTTGCCCGTGGCGAGTTCTGTAATTTGGTACACAAATCCCTGATAGTCTTCGGGTGTTTCATTGAATTCTTTATCATTATATAACCACATACATTTATTTAGTCTTCTTCTATAAAATGTTTTATATAGTCATCATCTACTAATACAGAATATGCTTCACAACCGCAACAAGGACAATACTCTGGTTGATGAGTTACTTGAACAAAACAAATTATACCACATTCATCACATTCTAGTTGGTACTCGTCTAAACCACCGCTCATTCTCGATCCTTTCTAATATTTGTTGTTTTCGTTCGTCTGTTGCTCTTAGCCATTCTGTTATTTCTTCTTTTTTTCTACCACAGCCAATACATATATTTACATTATTCAATACGCATATTTGTTTGCACGGAGATTTTATATTAGAAGTCAATTTCACAAGCACCACCTGCACATGCGGCTGCAGCTAATGTGTCTATATCAGTATATTTCTTTTCTCTTACATCTTCGAGCCAATCAATCTCGGTAAGATTATCTTGTATCTTATTCCATTTATGTAAGAGATATGCATCTTTTAAACAATATTCTGCTTGTTTGATATTACCATCTGTATAGTTTTCTGCAAACTGTTTAAATCTTCGAACCCAATCTCGTTTAAGAGCATTGTTAGAAGATTCTTCAGTTATGTTTTCACCAAATCCTTGAGCAGTAGAACAAGCATCCCATAGATTTTTAAAGCATTTAAGTGCGTCTACAACCATACCAGAAGCAAATATTGCGGCATTACCATATTTCTTAACCATTTGATTAGCTGTAATAACAGCAGTATTAGGTGCTTGATTAAAGTCTTTATCACCTGTTGCTGCCAAAAATGAGATACCAGAGAAGAAATATCTATTATCAAATACATATCGTTCTACTCTATCCCAATCATCAACTATAATTGTATTAGATACGTTGTGCCTGATACCCTCATCTGCGCATAACTCTTCGTTTGTACCTGCAACAACCCAGTTTTGCTGTGCTTTTTTAACCAACTCTAAATGGTCTATACCAAGTAAATCATCTTTGAAGTATGAGCCTTTCTTTGGTATAATAGGAAATGATACAACAACATCTGTACCACCAGCTGACCATACACTTTCCTCCACCATATAAGGATTAGATTGCATAATTGCTTGAGTTATTTCAGACTCTTTATTCATTTGTACATTTCTTATGTACATTTCACTATGCTCTGCGTGTATACCACTTGCAGTTTGTAATAATACAGAAGCATTACCACTTGGTTTTACGCATGTTGTTCTTGCCGCAGGATTGATGCCGATAATTTCAGCTACTTCCTTGTTCACATCTTTCACTATCTTCGCACCTTTTTTAAGTACTTTCTCATTAAATAATACATCAGGGTTATTCATCCAACCTGTAATAGAAACACCAAGCAGTGCTTCTCTGTCAAATATCTGTTTAGATGTTTCAGATAAAAATTTAAAGTTGGTGTACCCAGCTTGTAGAGTACCGAGGATAGATGCTGCTCGGCATGCCTTATAAAAATCTTCCTCGGTATTGCACATGCCTCCGTTGATTTCAGTTAAGTTACAACCTTGCCAACCTGACTTGCCATTGATTTGAGGAAACATTCCTATTTCAACGCAAGGATTAGTTGTATGTTCACTTGACTGAACGAAGACAAATCCTGGTTCGCCGAATTGTTTAACAGATTCCATTATTTTATGGAACTGCTCATCACTTGCTTTATCACGAACAATTACGGCTGAATTATTAGATCTTCCTCTTTGAGGATTATCTACAAACCAATTACCAGTTTTAGCATTCATCATTTCTTCGTCATCGGCTGAGAATAAACATATCGTTGCCGATCTACGAACGCCACCACTTAATACTGCGTCAGCCGCATGCATGGCTATATCATAAACATGAATAGGTTTAACTGATACTGGTTCTTTTGAATCTAGTACAATACCTTGGAGAAGATACTCTATTCTGTCTAGAGCTCTTCTTAATCCATCTGGACCGGGTGCTTTAAAGCCTCCTGATATCTTAGCACCTTTTGGTCTTATTTGTGTCAAGTCAAAGAATACTCTACGTCCTTCATATTCTGGGTGTTTTCCACCACCTACAAAGAAAGAGGACATTAAAACATCTAGTGCTGATGCCCAACCTTCTATAGAGTCTTCAACTATAAATCCTTTTGCTTGTTTCGTTCTGTTTTGTATTTTAGGGAGTTTCGCAACGTGATGTTTTTGTACTGAGAAACCAGCACCAGCACCACATAGTAATATATAAAATATTTCACCAAAGAATTCTGGGCGATCAACATATGTAGATGTACAGTTGTACATTTTCATTTCATGTTTCAATAGTTGACTACCACCAAACTGTAATGCCCTTTGTGCTCCTAGAACCCTTTGCTCTTTATATGCCTGTTTTGCTTCTTCCATATATGGAGCCAAACCATTATCTTTTTCTTTATAATAGTTTGTATGCATATCAATCACTCTGTCAACTGCTTCGTCCCACGTTTCGTATCTTTCTTCTAAATCTTTATATCTTGAATATCCTTCATAAAATTTAGTTTGAGACAAAAACTCTCTTGTGTCAACAGGCTGTGCTGGCATGCGATTCTCCTTAATAATTTACTGATTTAATGTTTATCTATTATATATAATAATTTTGATTTTGTAAATAACTTTTACAAATTTTTATCAATCGGTTTTACTCTTCGACTTAAAACGAATGTTCTATTTGGATCAACTGTAATATTCATTTGTCGCATTAGTTTTCTATTGACCAATAAATCTGAACCGGTTCTTGGTCTAGAATCTAATCCCAACTCAACATCTTTATAAGTAAAACCATTAAACGTAATATCCATCAAAACTGTTGGTCTTATTTCTGATGGCTCTTCTCCATGTGCGTTTGCTCTATAAACTTTACTTGTTCCATACTTTGGTCTGGAATAAGTCTTTCCATTATATTTCCATTTTACAACTTTATCATCTTCACCTTTTCCTTCAAGTATTTCATCTGCGTGTAATGCACAAGAGTGAGCTCCATTACCAGTATCAAACTTTGCTCTTACACTACCAAGAGGTCCTAATGATATAGTTTCTAACCAACCACATTGTAAAGCTGATTGTCTATCCCAATGTGTTCTTTTAGAAACCCAATCGATAATTCTATATACAAGTTTCTCTCCTGTAATATTACTCTTTGGTTCTGCGTCTGAATAATAATCTTTATATGTGTATTCTTTATAGTTGGCTCCTGTTCCAGGACTTCCATTTATTTCCAATAGATATGGTTTGTTTTTATATATGATATGGTCAACACCAACCAAATATGCTTTAGATGCTCTAGCGGCTTTTAGTACAATATCTTTTTCTTCATCACTTAATACATATGGTTCAGCTGTGCCACCTCTATGAATGTTAGATCTGAAATCGTATTTAGAATGTATTCTTTTAGTTGATGCGACAATTTTATTATCAACGACCAGTGTTCTAACATCAAAATCTGTTTCCATATATTCTTGTATTAATAATTCAGCATTATGTTTCCATAGTGCTTGTATAGTAGAAATAAGTGATTCATAACTTTCTATTTTGATAACACCGATCCCTTGCGTACCAGTAAGTGTTTTTACAATAATTGGAAACTTCTCGCCAATTAGTTTTAAAGCACTATTAATATTTTTCTCATTGGAAACGAAAGCTGTTCTTGGAGTTGGTACGTTAAACTTTTCAAATAAAAGAGCTGTTGTCAATTTGTTATCGCAAGTCAACATAGCATCTCTTGTGTTTAACATAAATGCTTGAGAGTTTTCAAAAGCAGATATAATAGATAAACCAGCTTGGTCTTCAATAGATCCTGCTCTTGTTATACAAACAGTATCTTTACCAATGAATGTATGTTCACTATTGTTACCATCATAATTATAAACTGTTAATGTATTCTTTTCTTCATCTTTACCAGTTATAATAGCATGTTTTGTATTAATTATAATACAATCAAACTTTTTCTTTTCACATGCTTTTTGAATAAATGCCAGAGTTCTTTCTACTTTTCCCTTTTCACCAGTTTTTTGTTTTTTTACATCAGGATTTGATTTTGTAATAACAGCAACTGTAATAGGTTCATCGTTTCTTTCTATATCTTGTTCGGTTAAAACTTCAAGAAACTTTACACCATCTACATACTTGTATCTTGTTGTTTTATTCATTTTCGTATTCTGATGTTAATTTAGGGCAATTCTTTTCAACATAATATAATCGTTCTTCTAGTTCATCTATTTTTTTTGTAACGTGTGGGTACTTCTTACGCCATGCATCATCTGGTTGTTCTAACCATGTTAATCCCCATCGCTCTACAAGATAATCTAATATCATATCTATCTTGGCATAACACCAAAGACCAGCTCGTGTTCCTTTAAAATAAGTTAAGAATACAGCACCAGCTAGTGCTCCACCTATACCAGTATATATCCAAAGTGTATCTGCAAATAATCTACTTATCATAGTGTTGCTATTCCTTCGTATCTTTTGTATGATTGACATAGTTTACCATACTATGATCCATAACTGGGTCTAGTAAACCATCTCTGTAACCTCTAAATCTATCTTTGATTCTTTGCCACGGTGTTAGTTTTCTGATATTACCATAGTGATTGATATAAATTAATTCACCATGATGTCTATAAAACATAAATCTAGGAGGAACTCTCGTAACAATATCATTATTATTCACAACTCTGAAATGTTTTGTGTATAATCCCTTTACGAACTTTCTGGTACCAACTCTTGGTGAACCAAATGTATATAATGCCCATACTCTTGTTTGTATACGAGCAGTGGCAAGTGTTGCCATGGCGGCACCAAGTGAATGACCACACACATATATTCTTGAATTAGGAAATTCTTTTAAAGTCTTTTCTATTTCAGGCCAAACTTTATCGAGTTCGCCACGAAATCCTCTATGTACTAATCCTTTATCATTAAATGATTTTCTAGGAAATGCTTTGAGGTCAGCAAGTATGTCTGATATCTCATCAGGTTCTGTACCTCTAAAACAAAGTACAGTAATGTTTTCTCTTGTTTTTCTGATAATATGACATTGAGCACCATCTATATCTATTAAGACATGAAAGTCATATCCTAATCCTTTAAATGTGTTTAATGCTTCTTTACCTTCTAAGTATGCGGCTTTTGCTAATTCTGCAAAGTGATTAATCGTTGATAGTTCCATTGGTTGGTGTATCCTTAGTGTTAGATTCATCAGTCAATGCCTCTTCATAATAAACAATAATCTCTTCTTGTTGTCCTATAAACCTTTTCAACTCAGCAATGTTGAGCGCAAGGTTCTCGTAATCTTTCATACTTAATACAGTAAAGGCAACATCACCATACTGCTGTTCAAATTCTATTAAGAATTCTTCTAGATTGTCTTTTGTAACGACACGAACTCTCGTATCAATTAACTGTAACGGCTTCGGTCTCGACACCACTGGTACTTGAAGTTTCTCCACTTTCGTTACTACTTCCGTTTTCACCTCTTGCGGCCTCCATGTCGAGCAACCACTGAGGCTTATCATAAGTATTAGTATTACCAGTATCTGCCATAAACTGACGCCAAAGTTTCGCTGTAGCACCATTCATTCTTCCTTCTAAAGATTGGGCATCTTTCAATGCTTCAAGTACAAGATTTAAGTTCGCAAACTTACCTCTTAACTCATCACCATATGCTTCTGCCTTTTGTAATTTATTTTGTAATGCATTATTTAGTTCTGCATATTTTTTATTTTCAGTTTGAACTAATTCTAAACTTTCATTAGCAATATCAACTGCGACTTCTAATTGAGCATTGTTCTCTCTTAATGTAGCAATTGTTGCCTGTGTTGTGTCATAGTAGTATTTTGCGGCGAATCCTATGCCACCTAAAATACCAGCCAATAACAAAAAGAAATATACTTTAATCATATTCTATCCTATATTTAAAGTGTTCAATTTCATCACCCCAATGTTTGTTAACGAAATTTATAAAGTCTTTATTATTCAAATATTTATTCTTATCATAACTTATTTCTTTTTCTCTAAAGTTTAATGGTTTTTCCCATTTAACTACTTTTGCTATAAAAGAAAAATCATTATCTAATTCTTCAAGTCTCAAAACATAATCTATATCTTTACTCCATTCAATTTGATTACAAACCATAGGATTATTTTCATCGATACAAAATTCTAAAAAATCTATTGTTCCTTTATCAATATGCCTTAGTTGCTCAGTAAATAATTTAATCTTTTCAGGTTTGTTTAAAAATTTGGCTCTTTCTAAATCAACTCTTCTGGTTTGTAATGCCCATTCCCAAACACTTATTATTCTATCGTAGGTATTTCTTACAACAGTAAAAGATTTATCATGTTTTCTTGTATACAACTCATTTAAATTATGACCAACATAAATATACTTTCTATGTAAACAATTATATAAAAACCATTCTCTTATACTTGAACCAGCTGTTTTTGGTATATGTAAATGCAATAATCTTATTTTTTGCATATAATCAAAACTATAATTTGGCTCCTTCCATAACCACTTATATTTTCTATCATGCCAAGTATATTTTTCCATCATGAATCAGAATCAATATATGTCTTAAACCTTTTTAATACGTCTGGTCTTTTCTTTCTTCTTCTATCCATTACATTAGTGGTTGTAAATTTTGGACCCATTGCAGTATCAGCAGGGTTGGGGATAGAAGCTGTATTAGTTGCAGGTGCGTCTTCATTTGTTTCTTGTGCTTTTTGTATTTGGTCAGGAGTAGGCGCACCCTTTTCTCCTGGTTTTCTCATTCTTTCACCAGAACCTTTTTTAATTCTTTCTCTTTTTTTTCTTATGTTATCCCATAAACTCATCTGTTTAACTCTCTTAAAGTTACATAAACCTTTTGGTTTGTATTGATATGTGTTGCTTCATAAACATCTAATCCAAATATGTCTCCTTTTGGATAGCAATTTTCATTTACTCTTATTTTATCATTTATATTAACAACTTCTTCTCCTGAAGAATTTATTATTTTTTCATTTCTTAAACTATAAACACCAGGAGATAACATTTTATCTTGAGTCACGAACCATTCAGTTTTTTCTAACATAAAATCTAAAGTATCTATGTTTAGTTTTTCTAATATTTTTTTCATATTGTTTTCAGATATACCATAATTTTCTTTTAAAAGTAATAAACCAGCTGCGAGACTTCCCACTACTGTTCCACCACCTGGAGCTTTTTGTACTAATCTTTTTATATTATAAACGAATCTTATGAATAAAGTGTATGCTGATTTCTTTTCGTCATTATCAAGTTTTACACTTTTATCTCTTTTACCTTCTTTGTCGACAAGTCCTAATTTGAACGCATCTGTATTTTCCCATGGTGTTGTAAGAAGTTTTACAAACCTAACAGCATACGCAAAATCAGCGGCTCTTTTAATAATACTCATATTAATTCCTATATCACTCTATTTATATATTTCGTAATATATCAACTATCTTTTTATCTAAGAATATATCAGGATATTCATCCTCTTTTATGTATTTAAGAAATAGTAAAAAAGGTTTTATAACTCTCCATTGCCTTTTGTCGAGTTTAAATTCTAGTATTGTTACTGCTGGTTTGATACCAAATACATTTGAAATAACTATTAAATGATTGAGGATTAGTCTATGCGCAAGTTTTCCGTTTGTCAAGTATCTGTTTGATAATCTTTTGAGATAGATGAAACGATTTAAATCCTCATAGAATTCTTCTATGTCAGTAAATGTAGGATTATAATAGTTTTTTGCGGCGTAAAGAAATAAATTCTCTTCATTCAATTTTGTAATCATAATATTATCTATAAGAGATTATTCTTTCTTTTTTCTTTTCCTAGTCTTTTTTGGAGTTTCTGTAGTTTCTGTGAGAACTTCAACTACAGGTTCATTCTTACTAACTTCCATAGTTGATGCTAGATACTCATCTATATCTTTTTGAGATAGTTTTCTTACTGCGAGAATTTCTCTTGTTCGAGGGTTGCGCCAGCCGATGGGAGTCGGCTGTGCGTCTTTACAATATGGTGGGGGTTTAATAGGCATTAGTCTTCTTTTTTATCTAGTACCATTCTAAATGCGTCAGTTAATTTTTTCATTGAAGCAACTGGTGATAGTTCTTCATTCTTAACTGGTTTCATATCACCTTGCTGATTATCATTTGGTCTTGGCTTTTTACTAGGACCTGCTCTTCCTGCTTTTGCAACATCATCATGACCTTTTTCGTCATCATCTCTGACTTCAGCACCATCTTCTAGATCTGATTTTGCTTTTTTTGCACCAGCACCTTTTAAATTATTATCAGCTGATTCTGGAGCTGTTCCTGAATCATTTGGTTGTTTTGCTTCAGACATTCCTAGTGTAGCCAAAAGAGTTTCTTTTATTTTACTCACTTTAGTACCCTCTGTTTTTTTAGTATCGTTTATTTTTGGATTCATTTCGACTTCATTGTTGTTATTTCCTGATGCACTAGCATCACCATTTTCTTTTTTCTTTTTCATTTTTTTACTTGCTTTGCTTTCGTCATCATCATCGTCGACGCTAATGTTAATATTAACATCATCACCTTTATCATCTGATGCTTCTTTACTAACAGCTTTTGTTACGGCTTTTCTTTTATTATGAAGATATTCGTCTGACTTATCAACATCGCCATCATTGTCAATGTCTTTATCTCCTCTATCATCAAAGTCTTTTTTCAAAGCCTTTTTATTTACAGCATCTAATGCTTCTCTTTGCTTGATTCTCTCAAACAAGTCTTTTAATCCTTGTAAGTCCATCTATATGTACCCCCTACATAAAAATATTTGTTGTTATTGCTCCTGCGACCGCTATTAATACGACCCAGAATAACTTCTGTATAAAAC